AGAAGAAAAAAGACTCAACTCTAACTGGCTTGGCAATGATGAATATGAACAAAGACTTGATGAAGAGTTATTGATTATTAGAGATAAAAAGTTTGCACCCTACTTCTTGGTAGTTCAAAACATGATCTCTTGGGCAAAGAAAGAAAACATTATGGTTGGTCCAGGTCGTGGATCTTCTGCTGGCTCACTAGTTTGTTATCTTCTTGGAATTACTGATATTGATCCACTTGAGCACGGACTTCTTTTCTTTAGATTTATTAATCCAGAACGTAATGACTTTCCTGATATTGATACAGATATTCAAGATACACGACGTGATGACGTAAAAGATTATCTTGTAAGGCAATATAGACATGTAGCATCTATTGCAACATTTCTTGAGTTTAAAGATAAGGGAGTAGTAAGAGACGTTTCTAGAGTTCTTGATATTCCTTTAACAGATGTTAATAAGGTCCTTAAACTTGTTGACACTTGGGATGAGTTTTGCACATCTAAAAATACTGTTTGGTTTAGAGAAAAATATCCAGAGGTTGTTATCTATGGAGATCAGTTACGTGGAAGAATTCGTGGTACTGGAATTCACGCAGCAGGTGTTGTAACAAGTAAAGATCCAATATTTAGATATGCACCATTAGAAACTCGTTCATCTCCAGGATCAGATGAAAGAATTCCAGTTGTTGGAATTGATATGAGTGAGGCAGAAAGAATTGGTCTAATTAAAATTGATGCTCTTGGGTTAAAAACATTAAGCGTTATTCAAGATGCAGTATCTATGATTAAAGAAAATCATTATGTAGATGTTGACCTACTTACTCTTGACATGGCAGATTCAAAGATTTATGAAATGCTTTCTGATGGATATACAAAAGGTGTGTTTCAGTGTGAAGCAACTCCATATACAAACCTTTTAGTAAAAATGGGGGTAAGGAATTTTAACGAACTAGCAGCCTCAAATGCATTAGTACGTCCAGGAGCAATGAATACAATTGGTAAAGACTATATTGCTCGTAAACACGGTAAACAAAATGTATCATATATTCACCAAATTATGAAAGACTTTACTAGCGATACATATGGGTGTATCCTATATCAGGAACAAGTTATGCAGGCTTGCGTTCACCTTGGTGGAATGACAATGGCAGAGGCTGACAAGGTTCGTAAAATTATTGGAAAGAAAAAAGATGCGAAAGAATTTGATGAATTCCGTGATAGGTTTGTTACTGGTGCCTCTAGGTATATTAGTCCTAATTCCGCTTTGGATTTGTGGCATGATTTTGAAGCACATGCAGGCTACTCGTTTAACAAATCGCATGCCGTTGCTTACAGTACTCTCTCGTATTGGACGGCGTGGCTCAAACACTACTATCCGTTAGAGTTTATGTTTGCTCTTCTTAAAAATGAGAAGGATAAAGATGGTCGCACAGAATATTTAATTGAAGCAAAACGCATGGGCATTTCAGTTAAACTTCCACATATCAATGATTCAGATTTAGATTTTAAAATTGAAGGTAAGGGAATTCGTTTTGGATTAACTGGAATTAAATTTATTTCAGATAATATTGCATCTAAATATATTGCAGCAAGGCCATTTAATACTTATAAAGAACTTGAAGAGTTTACTTTTACCAAGGGTAATGGAGTAAACAGTAGAGCACTAAGCGCATTAAGGCTAACTGGAGCAGCAACTTTTGTTGATAATCCACGTAATGATAATGAGATTAAAGAAAACCTATATGAGTATTTAAATCTTCCAGAATTTAATATTACAGTTCCTTCACACTATCATGCTTTTATTCAATCAATTGAAGATTTTGAAGAAAAAGGATCTTTTATTATAATGGGAATGGTTAAATCTATTAAACGTGGCAAAGGATGGTCAAGAGTTGAAATACTTGATAAGACTGGCAGTGTTGGAATATTTGATGAAGAACAAACAAAAATTGAAACTGGAAAAACATGTTTAATATTAGCAAGTGATAATCGTATTTTGTCTGCAATACCAGTTGATGAACTAAAGGGTTCTTCAGAAGCACTTGTAAAATTCTTAAACTATAAACAGTTGCCATATAAAGATGATGAAATGTTTGTTGTTTCTTTTAAATCAAGAATTACAAAAACTGGAAAAAAGATGGCATCTCTTACTTTGGCTGACACAGCAAGAGACTTACACTCTGTTACAGTTTTTCCAACTGCATTTCCAAAAGCATATATGAATATTCAAGAAGGAAATTCTTACAAATTTAGTTTTGGTAAAACAAAAGATGGCACAGTAATAATGGAGGATGTACATGTCAGTTAGCGTAGAAGATGTATTAGCACAACTTGATCCTAGATTGCGTAAGCGTTTGGGCACAGGAGAAGGAATTACTTTTGAGTATCAGCCAACTCCAAGTTTTGGACTTAATCGTGCACTTGGTGGTGGTCTTCCGTATGGTCGTCAAGTTCTTATTTGGGGAAGCAAGTCTTCAGCCAAGTCATCAATGTGTTTACAGATGATTGCGTTAGCACAAAAAGAAGGCAAGGTTTGTGCATGGATTGATTCTGAAATGTCTTATTCTGAAGACTGGGCAAAACAATTAGGAGTAGATCCAACCAAACTAATTTATTCACAAGCAAGAACAATCAGCGACATGGTTGATGTTGGTGTTGGATTAATGAATGCTGGAGTAGATTTAATTGTTGTAGACTCTATTACATCAATGCTTCCTGCAATATATTTTGAAAAAGATTCAGACGAAATGAAGGCTCTTGAAAATACTAAACAAATTGGTGCAGAGTCTCGTGACTTTAGTAATGCTTGGAAAATGTTAAACTATGCTAACAATAAAGTTAAACCAACACTATTAGTTCTTATTTCTCAATCACGAAATAATATTAATGCAATGTACACAAGCCAACAACCTTCTGGTGGACAGGCTACTAAATTTTATTCATCTTGCATTATAAAATTATTTTCTTCTGAATCAGACAACCAAGCAATCAAGGGTAAGATTAAAGTTGGAGATAAATTAATTGAAGAAAAGACTGGTAGAAAGATTCGCTGGGAACTTCAATTTTCTAAAACTTCACCAGGCTTCCAATCTGGAGAGTATGACTTTTATTTTAGAGGTGATGACATTGGGCTTGATGCAATTGGCGACCTTGTTGATACTGCAGAATCAATGGGGCTTGTCAATAGAACTGGTGCTTGGTATCAACTAGATGATGGCACAAAGGTGCAAGGGCGTGATGGCTTTATTAATAGGGTTAAGGAAGACTTAGAGTTGCAAGAACAACTTAAGTCAAAAATAATTAATGCTTGATAAAAAGTTTTCTGTATATCCTGGTAAGTTTCCTTGTAAAACTTGTCAAGAAGAAGTAACATCTTTAAGATATTGGATTGAAGCGGGAGATGCAACATGGATGTGTTCAAAAAAACATATTTCAAAAGTTGGACTAGTCCCACAAAAGAAAAAGAAAAAGGATTTTATTAATGAGTGAAAAAAATGAGTCAAAAAGAATTGGTGCAAAACAACACAAAAACTCTGGCCGTAATACTCAAAAAGGTGATGCAACATGGAGAGACTTTGTTGTTGATTTTAAAGAAGCCAGCAAATCATTTACTCTTAATAAAGATGTTTGGGCCAAAGTTGTTACAGACTCCATCCAGGCTGGCAGAGACAAGTCTCCAGCAATAGTTGTTATTCTTGGAGAAGGCAATACAAAAGTAAGACTTGCTATAATTGAAATGGACATGCTAGAACAATTAACAGAGGGGGATAAAGATGTCTGATACAGGACCACAAAAAACAACACTTGATATGGTTAATGGCTTAACAGAAATTGCAGACTATATGCAAGATGAAGAGTTAACTGTTGCATTAACTATGATTGCAAAGATTATTATTAAGCCAGATATTCCTCTACAGGCTGCTAGTCTTGAAATAGTAAGACTACAGGCTATTGCAGCAAAGATGTCATTTAAAGCCACTTGGATGGCTAACGTTGATAAATCTGACAGGGCAAAGAAAAATATATACTTTACAGCAGCACAATCAATTAACGATCTAGTATCAGCACTCAAGTACATAATGCGCTAACTGGTATACTTAAATACAAACAAGGGATAAAAATGACAAAAAACTTACTACAGAGCGTTATGATAAAAAGTGTTTCTAATAAAAACAATATACTTGATTCAGATGCTTTAATTGAAAAAATAAAATCTGGATATGTTATTAATCGTGGACCAAAGTTTCAGACTAAGAAAACCTTTGCTCCTTCAACAATTGCATATAGCCATGGAGAATGCCCAAGATATTGGTATCTAGCATTTGATGGCGCAACATTTGAAGATAATGCAGATGCATATGGTGCAGCAAACATGACTGCTGGAACTCTTTCACATGGAAGAATTCAATCAGCAATGATGAATGCTGGAGTAGCAAAAATATTTAAAGATGACGACAACCAACCAACAACAGAATTTAAAATTAGATATGATGATCCACCAATCTTTGGCTATGGGGATGCAATGATTGAGTGGGAAGGTGAAGATATTGTTGGTGAAATTAAAACAATGCTTAACGAAGGTTTTGAGTATCGCAAAAACTCAATGAAACCAAAACTTGGACACCTTATTCAATTACTTATTTATATGAAAATTCTTGGTAAGAAAAAGGGTGTTTTGATTTATGAAAATAAAAACAATCACGAACTGTTAGTTCTTCCAGTTGAAGTTGATGACTACTATCGTCAATGGATTGATAATACTTTTCAATGGATGCGTGATGTTCGTAAGGCTTGGGTAGATCGTACACTACCTACAAAAAATTATCGCTCAAACTCAAAGATCTGTAAAACATGTCCTATTCAACAGGCATGTGCAGATGCAGGAACTGGAGTGATTAAACTTAAGTCCCTGGAGGGGTTAAGTGAAACTATGTGAACGATGCGACAATCACTTTGAACCCAAAGTAAGTTATCAAATTTATTGTGGACAATCATGTAGAGATGATGCTACAAAAGAAAAGATAGCAGAAAGATATCAAATAACTCGCAGACAAAGAAGGATTGGTAAAAAGAGAATATGTCTTGGTGGTTGTGGAGAGCAACTATCAATATATAATGATTCTGGTTTTTGCTCTAATTGTAATGTAAGTAAAAAAGAAGTAGACAAGATGTTAAAACAATTAAAAGGAATTGTTGACTATGAACAAGACTGGTAAGCCACAAAGAATATGTGCTATTGATGCTAGCACTAACAGTCTTGCATATGCACTTTTTGTTGATAAAGAATTAACACAGTTTGGTAAAATCAATTTTCAAGGTAAAGACATTTATGAAAAAGTTGGTGATGCAGCAAGAAAAACATTAGCATATTTTGATGCTGTTATAGAAACAGATGCCATTGTTATTGAACACACAGTGTTTATGAATAGTCCAAAAACTGCTGCTGATCTTGCACTGGTTCAAGGAGCACTTCTAGGGGCTGCTGCAATGTATGGTATTAAAACCATTGGAAAAGTTTCTCCAATTACTTGGCAGAACTATCTTGGCAATAAAAAATTAACAAAAGAAGAACAACTGTTGCTTAGATCAAAAAATCCTGGAAAGTCAGATTCTTGGTATAAGACATATGAAAGACAGTTTAGAAAAGAAAGGACTATAAAACTAATTGAAATCAACTATGATAAAACTATTAACGATAATGACGTTGCTGACGCTTGTGGCATCGGTCACTGGGCTATTAATAATTGGGATAAAGCAGTAGGATATAATGAATAGAAATAGTTTTGTTTTCAAAGAAGAAGAGAATGAAGTTTCTTTAATTGTGAAAACATTGTCTCCAGAAAAATGGTTATTAGTAGATCGTGAAACTGGACAGGTTTATCAAGGAAATCCTGGGGGGTTTTGGGATAAACTTAAAACAATACAAAGGAGTAAAGAATAGTGCCAGAATTAAATGCAAATATTCCACCAATTGAATGTTATGTTCGTGGTAATTTTTTAAGAGACCAAGAAGATAGTCATGATAAATATTTTCCATGTGTAATTTTTGGTGTTTCTAGTATTAAAAGCAGAAGTCCTCTATTTCATTTTTTAATGGAAGATGGTGGTATTTGGTGGAGAATGCCAATTAATGCATTTTGTACTAAGCCAGGTGTTCCAGAAGAACCAATTTATAATCTTGTTCTGTGGAATTCTTTTAGTCCACATATAGCAGTTACAAAGTTTGAGAATTTAAGCAATATGAGGATGTCATATATAGATAGAAATAAAAATAATGTTGGTGGAAAATATTTATTTACTTTAGATTGGCATAATCCAGAAAGTAATATTTTAGATGACGGATACTCAGAAAATCCAGGGCAACATAAATGTGGGCATGTTATTCAAAGAGATGATGGAAACTTTGCAGTACAGCCTAATAACCGTATTAGATTAAAAGAGCCATCATTTGTAACTAAAAAAGATCTAGTTATTCAAAGACTTATTAATACAAACAAATGGGATGTTGAAAGTTATGATAAATGGGTTTTAGAAGACTCAAATGCTTATGATTATGACATTTCTGAGTCGGAAGTTGACAAATAATAGTATGGCTGCTAAACTATATACATCAGAGATTTTTATGCGTAAGCGCTATGTTATGGATAAAAAGACTCCTGAAGAAATTGCAAAGGAGTGTGGATGTACCGTGGAAACTGTTTATGTCTACCTTGCAAAATTTGGACTAAGGAAGTCTAAACGATGAAACTTCAACCAGTCTATGAAGATGTAAAAGATTTTAGTTGTCAAGATTTATATTTAAAATCAGTTGGTGCCCCATCTGGTCCTAGTATCTGGGCAACGTGTCACTCTATTGCACACATGCTTATTGAAAAAAATATTGCTTACGGAGATTCTGCTTTAGATCCAGTTAGAATTTTTAGCAAGGCAGATCCAGCAGAACAACTTAGGGTTAGAATTGATGATAAGTTAAGTAGACTAATGAAAGGTACTGAATACGTTGGAGACAACGATATTGATGACCTTATTGGATATTTGGTTTTGCTTAAAATAGCAAAGGAAAAAAATGTCAACTGAAAAAGATTTAGTAGACCACCTAGACCAAGTTAATACTGTTGTAACTGAATATCTAAAAGGTAATGACCCAACGGTTATTTCTAAAGAACTTGATATTCCACGCACTCGTGTTGTTCAACTAATTAATGAGTGGAAGGTGATGGCATCTGCAAATGATGCTATTCGTGCACGTGCTAAAGAAGCGTTGGTTGGTGCAGATACACACTATACAAAACTTATTACAAAGGCATATGAAGTTATTGATGAGTCAAGTCTAACAAATAACCTGAGTGCAAAAACAGCAGGTATTAAACTTGTTATGGATATTGAATCTAAAAGAATTGATATGTTGCAAAAGGCTGGTTTGCTTGAAAATAAAGAACTTGCAGAAGAAATGGTTGAGATTGAACGCAGGCAAGAAGTTCTTGTTGGAATCCTTAGAGATATTGCATCATCGCATCCAGAAGTTCGTGACATTATTATGCAAAGACTTTCAGCAATTGCTAAAGAAGGCGAAGTGATTACCGTTGTCCACGATGTTCAATGATTTTTTTGAAGTTCTTAAAGAAAATCATTTTATTGAAAAGCCAGTTGATGCTAAAACATTTGTTGAGTCTCCAGACTATTTAGGACAACCACAACTTTCTAATATTCAATATGACATTGTTGAGGCAATGAGTCAAATCTATCGTAAAGAAGATTTGATAGAGATTATGGGCGAAGCAGAAGGCTCTGCCTATTTTGCAAAGTATACTAAAAATGAAATTATTCTTCAACTTGGCAAGGGTAGCGGTAAAGATTTCGTATCAACAGTAGCCTGTGCATATGTAGTGTATAAACTGTTATGCCTTAAAGATCCAGCATCATACTATGGTAAACCATCTGGAGATGCTATAGATATTATTAACGTAGCGATTAACGCACAACAGGCTAAAAATGTTTTTTTTAAAGGTTTTAAAACTAAGATTGAAAAGTCCCCTTGGTTTGCTGGAAAGTATAACCCAAAAGCAGATTCAGTTGAATTTGATAAAGCAATTACTGTTTACTCTGGACACTCAGAAAGAGAATCACACGAAGGTTTAAACTTATTCATGGCTGTTCTTGATGAAATTTCTGGTTTTGCATCTGAAGTCGGAACAGGCAACGAACAAGGTAAGACTGCAGAAAATATTTATAAAGCATTTCGTGGTACAGTAGATTCTCGTTTTCCTGATCTTGGTAAGGTAGTTCTTCTTTCGTTCCCACGTTATCAAGGTGATTATATTTCTCAAAGATATGATTCTGTTATTGCAGATAAAGAAACGATAGAGCGTAGACATAAGTTTATTATTAATGAAGAGTTGCCAGAAGGACCAGATAATGAGTTTGAAATTACTTGGGAAGAAGACCACATTCTTTCTTACAAGATTCCAAAAGTTTTGGCTCTTAAGCGTCCAACATGGGAAGTAAATCCTACTCGTAAAATAGATGATTTTAAAATTGCGTTTTTAACAGATCTTGGTGATGCAATGATGCGTTTTCTATGTACGCCAACATACTCATCAGATGCATTTTTTAAACAAAAAGATAAGTTAATAAAATGTATGACGCTAGCAAACCCTGTTGATAGTTTTAGAAGATTCTCAGAAAACTTTAAACCAGATCCAGATAAAGTTTATTACATACACGCTGACCTTGCACAAAAACACGATAAGTGTGCGGTAGCAATTGCACACGTAGATAAGTGGGTAAATATTCAGGTAATTAAAGATTATGAACAGGTGGCCCCAATCGTAATAGTAGATGCAGTTGCATGGTGGGAACCGAAGTCAGAAGGTCCAGTTAATCTTTCTGAGGTAAAACAATGGATCATTAATCTACGTAGACAGGGTTTTAATATTGGCATTGTGTCTTTTGACCGTTGGCAATCATTTGATATTCAAAATGAATTAAAAGCAGTAGGAATAAGAACTGATACTGTTTCTGTTGCTAAAAAACATTATGAAGATTTAGCAATGATGATTTATGAAGAGCGTGTTGCCATTCCTATGATTCCATTATTGTTAGAAGAAATGTCAGAATTAAAAATAATGAAGGGTAATCGTGTTGATCACCCTAGAAAAAAATCTAAAGATTTAGCAGATGCTGTATGTGGTGCTGTTTTTGGTGCCATCTCTCATACACCAAAGGATACTAATCTTGAGATTGATATTCATACCTGGTCTTCCTCTACACGACTTGCAGAGAAGCAGAAGGCTATGGTAGAATTGGATAACAAGGAAATGCCTGAAGATGTTAGGGATTTTCTTGATAGATTAAACATAATATAAACTAAACAAGGAGAAAGATGAATTCATTTAAGAAGATCGCACTTGTTACGGCTGCAGCAGTAGCAAGCACATTCTTTGTTGCAGTTCCGCAGGCTCAAGCAGCAGTAACTAACGGATATGTACTATCCGATTCGTTGGCTGCAGGTGCTCGTGGAGTAACAGTATTGGCAGACACAACTAAGGCAGAGGCTGGAGTTAACGCAGTACTTGCTTTAACAACTAGCGAGTCTTTGGCTGCTACAGCAGACGACAATCTCTCACTAGAGATTTCTGGCCCTGCAACATTTACTGATTACACAGCAGCAGGATCAAACCCTACAGGGGTAACACTTACCAATTTAGGTAAAACATTTACATTTACAGCAACAACTTCAACAGCAGTTGTATTGCCTACAAATGTTAAGTTAACTGTTAACGGTGCAGGCACTGTAACAGTAACTCAAAAGAAGAAGGTTGGCTCAACCACTTCTACAGTTGATATCAAAACAATTTATGCTGGAACTGTTGCAAAGACAAATATTCTTTCTGTAGCAAACAGTTTTGGACGTGTTCAAGATACTTCAACAGCAGGAACTCTTGCTTCTAACGCAGATGTTGCTGGTTCAACAACAGTTGTTAATGATGGAACAGGTTATGTTAACGTTCTTGCAAAAGACGCATATGACGCTACTCTCTCAACAAATGGTGTTCTACAGGCATCTGTTACAGGTGGAGCAGTTGTTGCATGGGACGGTGCTCCAAGCACTCAGGTTTCATTTGCTGCTAAGACGGGTGTTGGTGGAGTTCTCCACGTAAAGCAGGGTACTGCTAATGCAAACAAGCCAGTAGCAACAACAATTACAGTTTCATTCAATGGAACAGTATTAACAACTAAGTCAATTACATTCACTGGACAGGCTGCATCTATTGTAGTTTCTGGTGAAGACATTGCACAGGCTGGTGGAGCACGTACAGGCACCTATGACTTTGTAGTCAAGGATGCTGCTGGTAATCAATTGGCTGGAGTTACTCCAACTGCTGATACCACAAAGTACAACGCACAAGTAACTGCTGTTTCTGTTGCTGGAGCATCATCTGCTACAGCAGTACAAACTGGTGGTTGGACATGCGCTGCTACATCAGGATCAACAAAGGTACGCATTCAACATACTCTTTCAGATCTAACAGTTATCTACTCAAATGAGTTTGATGCTCGTTGTGGTCAAGGTGTTAATAAGTACACAGCAAAGTTTGATAAGGAATCATACCTTCCAGGCGAAATTGCAAAATTAACTGTATCAG